TTTCGTGTTTTCTCGGAAAGGCAACTTGAACGAATTGTTCTCTTTCTTTTTCCATATCTCGCATACCCCGGCATGAATGAGTTTCTTCAAATCCCTGTTATTACCGAGATACAGGTCTTTCACCTGTTCTTTAGTTACGTGTTCAATACACGGCTTGTCATATGAGTTGTAGTTTATGGTGTAGTTGTTGATTGTATTGTGGCAGTTGGTGTTATTGTTCGTCGTGTTATTGTTATTGTTATTGTTCGTCGTGTTATTTGTTGTATTGATATTCCCTCCAGAATGCTTCAATTGACACCTTGCCATGTGTCTTTTTAGGCTATCCACACGAGAGAATGTAATCTCACAATACGGGCATGTTGTGCTATCGTCTGTCTCTTCGGGCAACTGCGGTGGTTGTGTTTCGACAACAATCGGTTGGCAAACTACAGGAGGAGGCTTACAAGATGCTTTCAATTTGTGACGATATTTGGCTTGTCTATTTGTAAAAGAAATCTGGCAAATTTCACAAAAAATGCCCTTTGATACCGTAACGTTTCGCGTTACGTTCGTGTAAATTCTGTCACTTTTCGTTACGTTTTCATCCTTTTTCGTTACGTTTTCGTTACACACCGTTACGTTTTCTACGGGTTTGCATGGATTTTTCCGGTTCATATGTCTTTTAAAAGCGTCCAGTCGACCTGTCTTAAATCCGCAAAATTTACATTGGTGCATGTTTTCCTATTTACACATGTATAAGAATTTATTTAGTGAATAGTCGCACGCACTGTTTGATTGATAGTTTTTATACATTTACTCAACACATTTCCAACACACTCTTACAAAAGTGAACAACACAATTTATGAACACATTTCTTTATTATCAACACATTTTTTATTTAACAATTAAAAAGTCAACACATTTTAAGATTATTTATCAACACAATATATAATCTCCACCACCACCACATGAAAAAAAAAAGCACAAGCCATTTTTTTTCAAAAAGTATTTCAGTTTTTTTTTCAACGACGAAGAAAGGTTTCCAAAATCGTGATTTTCTGCTCCTGAATCTGCTATCAATCAGTACTTTCATTTATATATATATTAACTTCTGTGAAAGTAACAGAGAAAAACTGTGAAAATTCACTTAAAACTATATTGCGTTATATAGTCACTGGAATGTTCCGAATTATAATTGATTCAAGAGAACAAAAACTCATCACTAACTTTCAAGAAGAAGAAATAACTACTACTTCTCTCTTTGTGGGAGACGTTGCAATCACAGATGGCGACGATAATGTAATTTTGATATTTGAAAGGAAAACATTGGCAGATCTGAAATCTTCGATTTTCGATGGCAGATACAAAGAACAAAAAAATAGGCTCACTAACAACTTCTCAAACAAACAAATACTCTATCTCATCGAAGGATTCCAAAAGTTTCAAAATCTTGACGACATACTCATGTCAACCTTGATACACTCTATATTCCGAGATAACATACAAATTTTATTTACGAAAGACCCTTCAGACACCGCAACAGCAATCAAAGCAATTCACAAACGCGTGTGTAAAAATCCCTCTTATTTTATTGACGAAACGCAAAATAAACTCACGTGTTACTCAAATCCGATTTTAATGAAACATAAGAATGATCGAGACATTCAAATCAACATGCTCTGCCAAATTCCTGGAATATCAAGCACCACGGCAAACGCTCTTATCGAAGAATTTGGAAACATTCAATGTATAATGAACTCAATATCAGATTCAACAAATTTAATACATGATTTCAAAGTTAACAAAAGAAAAATAAATAAAGTTGCAACACTTAATTTGAAAAAACATTTACTTCAAATTGAAACATGATATTGAATGATCAAATACCGATAGTTTCGCAATTTTCAGGTAATGCACCAGATTTTTTTTGTGATTTTGAATTTATGAACGTTACTAAATTAATTTTGCTTAAATTATCGGCGTCGATAAATTGGTCTAAATTTAAGTAATCTATGTAGTCGATGATCAATATTCGGCTTTCATCAATCAAGTATTTTTCCACATTTTGTAGGGTTGAAATAGGGTAGCTGTCTTCTATCAGTTGGTCTACTAATTTGTCGGTCAAATAGTTATCATGGCAAACGATCAAACTTTTATATACAGATCTTGAGGTATATATATCGTCGATATGGATTTTATAATCCATAATATAATCATTCTTTGGCGCTTTGGCTTTAAGTACGTTTCAAAAAAATGTCATTCCTTGTATTCGAACTCCGGCATTATGCTGCCAACTTTTGTATTTTCCGCTTCGTCCAAAAGAGTGCCTATCAACGAAGTCTGTTCTGTCGAGTAATGATAATCCTGCTTTTTGGACATCCTGCAAACCCCCGGCCGTTGCTGCGGAACTGACCACTCTAATCCCTTGATAAGAACCATATTATCGTCCGTCTGCATGTGTTTATCTTTACTTCTAAGACAAGCATATTTCAATTGATCCATATTCCTCGCACTTATTATCTTAGATAAAACGTGCTCATCTTCCAAATCTTTGCACGTGTAGCCGTCCACTTCAACATTTTCTTGTTCTTCTAAAGTCGTGCTGTTGACATGTGGGCGCGATACTTTAAAGGTCGTAGAGGACGGTACTAATCCGGAATCAGTCGGACCAGCCTTGTCTCTACTGAATTGACCGTCTAATTTTTTCTTGATATATTCGGAGTACTCTTCATTCGTTGTCAAATAATCCTTCAAACTCGAAACGTCGTTACCGAACTTACTCAATTTATACATAAGAAATTCTCTATTATCATTAGACAGCTTCTCGTCTGGATATATATCCGAAAACGTCTTCGACACGAGTTTGGATAAACTTTCGTCATCTATGTCGGAAATTGCCTTTTTATCACTTTCTTCCGATGACAGACTTGGTTCTTCGGATTCTTCGTCGATATTATTAGCCTTTAAAAATTTTGCCAGAATCTCATGATACTTTGACTTGTTTCCCAGCACTTCCTTTACGTCATCACTAGTATACCTGTCGACTTCTGAAAATTCGTCATAAAATGCGTGTAACTCATTGGGAGACGGCTTTTTGCCATTCGAGTCTTCGAATGCCTTGATAATCTCTGCAAATCTTTGAAATCTGCCCATCGTACTCTTCTCGATCTCGGAAAATTTCTCTAATACTCTGTGGTTCGCTTTATTCCATTTTGATAAACCCCACATTAATATGACAACAAACACGATAATCAATAAAGTATACATGATGATATCTTTTGATATTTCAATATATTTTTTTCATCGCAAACGTTAATACAATTTCCAGTTTGTCAGTTTCCCCGACATCGTAAGATTGGGCGTCTGTGGAAACTCCTTATCAATTAAATATTGTCTGATAGTCTTCACGTGCTCCACAACGTTAACTCCTTGTTGGCAAGTAACTATGAATGCGTCAGTCAAAGCACCGTTAAAAATCTTTAAATCAGAATTGTAACAATCATAACTAACCTGCTCGTCTAAGCAACCTGATATTTTTATCACATTCGCCTTCGCTTCTTTGTAATCCCCGTCTCTTTCAAGAGACCCCCTCTCAAAGTCATAATTATAACACAAATTCATATTCGTGCCACTATGGCAACAGTCGACAAGGCAAAATAATTTACAATCTGCCGGTAGCCGATTCACGAAGAACCTCTTCATCCATCTATCAGATATCAAACCATTGATGGCATAGTCAACCGGACACAGATATTCACTCTTCCGGTCTTTTTCCAAGTAACTCGACTGCTGCGTACCATGACCACTGAAATGAAAGAACAATTCAGCCCCCGAATTTCTGCGAGCAAACGTTACCATATTCAGCAAAGAGGACTCTATGCTTTCTTTCGTAGCAGTCTTCGAATTCAAAATGTTCACATCATCCGCCTTAAAGTTATACTTCCCCATGAGAACCTTGCTGATGCGTAAGAGATCGCTCTCACATCCTCTCAAATCATTGTTTCGGTCATTATCCTCGTTGTAGTTGATACCTACGAGTAGCGCTAGCTTCGGCCTGTCCTCTGTGAACACTATAGCAGAATCCTCGCGACCATCGCATTCTTCCTCAGTCGCGACATCACATGAATTCAGGGGGTATTCCGAGGTATTCGTATCAGGAAAGAATAGACTTAATATGTTGCCCATGCAAAGCTTTTTTATTTTACTAACTTAAAAGTAGATTTACCGAATATTGAACTCGGTTTTGAAATTAAAAAATGTTGTCATCAAAAAATGATTAATCCCTATCTATTCCCACAAACGACATGTCGAGTATCCCAACATTCCTAGATCTGCCAGGCGCAACACTTCTTGCTGAATATAGCGAAACGCCTGATCTGAAACACCGCCGTTGAACCCCAGCTTCTCCCGCAAAGTAGTACCCCGCGATGGCGCATCAAGTGCTGTTATCCATTCAGGGCTTCTATTCGTCGAATAGGAAAAGCCAACGTCACCAAGGTCCATCCTTTCGCTATTCGACTTCCCTTTGCGCGTTGTGTTGTGGATTAGGGGAAAACCCTGGTCACCACTAAAGGATTTTTTATGATGACATCGGACAAATAATCACGATAAATGGAAAATAAGAGGGTCAAATCAATAGACCTGATCCACTCAATTATTCTCGATAAAGATTCATCCACACAAATTGAAGAAGAAATTCACAAAATATTCCACTCCGACTTAAAAAAATACTCACAAAAAATTCGCTCGATTATTTTCAATCTCAAATCTAGTTCAAGGTTCAGAGAAGACATACTTACAAAAAAAATCCCAATCGAGGACGTGCCAAACATGTCACCCGCTGAAATTGACTCGACTTTATGGGATCCAATCTTCAAAAAAACAATCAGGATACGCGAAATGAATGCAATTATAAACAAACTCGCTGCATAATATTCACAATTCCCAGGTTAAATACCAACCTCGCTTCATACCTCTTCATGTACGCCGTTGAAAATACAACCATCCCCAACGAAACAAAAGCATATTCCACACGACGCGATTCTAAATACATGGCAGGTACCAAATAATAAGTAGATGATAGAAATTTGAAATCAATTTTCAATAACTCTAAACTCCATTCATACGACAATATCAACAATGTCAACACGCTGTAAGAATGATTGAGGTTATCGACGTCCAGCCGACTTAATATTTGGAACACTACAAACGGCAAATACATCATTCTGATCAACACCCAAGATGTATTTCTACACAACAACGTAATTCTATTCTTAAACACCTGATTTAACGAGTTGAAAAATGTTGTCCATTCTAACATCGCTAGAGGCACAAACAATGGTATCAAATCATGGTCGAATGCACAACCCGATAACAAATGTAAAGTCACTAAATGATGAATTATTAAGCTATCGCGTCGAACGTTCTGAAATATCGAGAACGTATCTATGAATGTGTACGCGGCCAAATAATAGACCATGACAAGATTATCAATGTTGAAAGACAATGCATGAGATATCACCACGAAGCCGGTTGAGGCGACATGCACACATGGATGCATGATAACTTATATTTTATGTACATTTTTCATGGGTATATCACACGCGCTCATCAACGGTCAAACTCTGATTCATCATCGTAAGTAGCATAAGGCGGATCTACGCGACGCTGCTTCGGTTGTTCCCCCCCTTTATTCTCACCACCCCGCTTCTTGCCGCCTGTCGCGAAAGGGGCCCGAGCCGGGGCTGCTCCCTTCTTGGAAGGCATCGTTCTCATACGTTCAGCGTTAAAAAACTTGTCACCGAATTTTTGTTCAAGCTTGCATGTTCGCTCTTTGCCTGTATGGGTCGTAAATGACAACATCACATCTTTATCTTTCGGTTTGCCACGGTCAATAATGAACCGATCTTTGAGTATATCAAATCCAACAGGTCCAAATAGTTTCGCCTCAGGCTTACCGAATGGCCAGGCGCCAAGTGGAACCTCCTTTTGTTGAAACAAAAAATCCCTCTCAAGTTGTGTTGCAGGTATAGAACTTAAATGTCCATCATCGAATTTCACAAGTAATTCATGCCGCTTACTGGAATCCAATATAAAAGCAGGAATCGAAGTTATCACTCCATGCTCTACTGTCAACCCATGAACAATCTGGCAGAATTTCTCCAGCTCGGTGCACTTTTCTATCCACAACTCTGTCGGCTGTCTGTCACTGAGATAATCAGATGGCGCGGGGAAACAGCTGTCATTCTCGCTCGGGATTCCATCAGTTTTGAAGCCCAACTTCAACTTAGGGATTTCGAATTTTTTGCCATCGATGATATATCTTTTTTGAATCGATGGAATATCCCACCAAATTGAAGAACGTTCTTTCAGGGCAAAGATGTCAATTGTGCCCGCTTTTTCTAAGTGAGTAAGTCGAAACACGAAATTCGCCAGCTTTAATTCGCCTTCACGATCACTGTCGGTCGTCGCGCTTAAATCCCCTGCGTCCTTCGCGCTTGAAAACAAATCATCGAAAAACCGAGAAGTGGTTATACCCGATCCAGGACCTTCGATCTTCAACTCAAATCGATCGAATTCATATTGGTAATAAACAGGGACCTGGTCTTCACCAGCAAGAAATATACTGTCCGTGTATGTATACGTGTCTCCAATTTTATCCCATCGTTCGTTAAATTCATGCAATTTAGTCATCAATCCAGACAATCCGTCTTCTTTGTAAGCCTTCGACTTTAAGATCTTTTTAAACCACTTAAGCAATTTCCCTTCCTTTTCCTTGTCGGTTGCCTCAGTCTGAGTCACTGGTACTGGCTGAGTTACTGGAGTTGCTTTAGCTTCGGCCTCGTCCTTTCCAGCCTTCGCTTTTGAAGAAGGAAGAAATTGCGATGTGTGGTCATCTATGCCGACAACTGCGAACTCTTGACCATGATAAAATGCCATTTGGGGACCATCATAAAATGACATTTCCTTGTCAACAGAAAACTCAGGCCTCTCGTTCAAATTATGTACTCTTAGCACAGCCGTAGTTGCGACCATGGCACATTGGAATTCAAACGTATCCTTGCGATCCTTGCGATCTCCATCTTGAAACCAACCCCAATGAAATGCAAACAAAAAAGCCTTTGGACGTGCCAAATCTTGTAAACTATCCGGCCAATTAACACATGCACCATTTGAAATAAATACATTCCGTTTTCCGGATTTGCGATCGAGTAAGTCGTCGATATTGATCAAAATCGCGTCAGAAGGTTCTTTGTCCAGGAATTTCGCCTTCTTAAACATCAAGCCGTAACCTTGGCAGGCATCGCTGTCCCGATCGTCAACACATGTGCCAGAATAGCACAGGACGTCAATGGACCCCTCCACGGTGGCCTGGATGAGAGTCTCTGGTGGTGGCGGAGTATCGTGAAGTTTCATACGATTAAACTTGTCCCTGATGTTTTTATCGCGCTTGCAAATAGCTTCGAACGGTACGATGGTGTAGCCATCCCCGCCGGTGAGATCCAGGACCACCGGCACCCCCATGTCACATGCATCTAGGGCCATGAGTTTATCATACACGCTTTGCATGTCCGCCATGGTGGAAACTGTAGACTTCAGAACCTTTCGCCCTTTTGGTTGGGGGGGCGCGTGCGGCCGCGCTCGAGATGGTTGTGTTCAAACGGGGTGAGGAACGTGCATAAAAATATCACAATCGATTTATTTAGATTTTGGGATTCAAAATTCGGAATTCGGAATCAAAATTCAAAATTCAAAATTCAAAATTCAAAAATCAAAAAGCTTGAATGGTGTCATTTTGTTGAAAACATAAATCATACCAGCGATGATTACCGGTAACACTATCTGCTCAGTGATTTTGTCATTACCGTTGTATACCTGATTTGCAATTATACCGAATATGATAATTAAAAATATACCGAGCATGATCTTAACCAACTGTAATAATATGAAATCCTTAGATTCACCCGTATTAAAAATTTGTTTCTGAATGATTATAGGTTCCATCGAACCAATTTATTTTACAATACATAAAAAAAATGTTTCGGAGATTGTAATGAAATATATATCACATCGTGGTAGAATGTCAGATGGGAGATCTGTCAATACTGGAGGGGACAATAAGGTTGAATCGTTCTTAAAGATGTTAAATGCAAAGAATTGTGATGGTATCGAGGTCGACGTGCAATTAAGTAAAGATAAGCAAGTCGTAATGTTTCACGATCTATATGTTGAGAGGGAATTTATAAAAGATTGTTCTTATGAACATTTAAATAGGAGATATAAGATAGAAAGATTTGAAGAACTGATGGATAAATTGAATGACGATATTTTAATGTCAAAGACTATAATACTAGACTTGAAAGGGAATGACGATAGACTGATTAACAATTTAATTCATATACTAAATAATAGGAACTTAAAAAATATATACCTGTGTTCGTTCAATAGAAAATTAACTGGTAGGATACCATTTAAAGTAAATAAGGGAACTACGTTTGAGGTGATTCTAAGATCGTACGAACAAGAGGATTTCATACTATCTCACGACGCAGCGATGGTCCACTGGACATGTCTATCACAGGACATGATAGACGTCTGTCGAGCGAAAAAAGTGAAAGTGTGCTGTTACACCCAGAAAACAAGCATGGAGTTGGAATATATCAAGTCGTTTAAGGGAATAGATTATTTAATAACAGATGTGATAGTTTGTGAATGATCATTCGTTGGTGTCAATTTCATATTTGGCACACCATTTCATGCATTGTTTTATTTTTCCATCATTATCAGTGGGTGTATTTGACTTAGCTACAGCTGAAGCTTCATCTAAAGTTTTTTTTAAATATGTGATTTGTCTGTTCGAATAATACACGTTATATAGGAATATCCGTGCATACACCTTTGGATTATAATATGACGACAGTGAAGACGTCATTATTTTTGAATTAGAACTGATACATGATTTCATATGTTGAATTAGTCCCCAAAAGTTGTCAAAGTTGTCGTTAGACTTAAAATCCAGACATACGAGGTATTTTTCAGAATTTGCAGGTCTGCTAGTAAATGGCTTTACGATATAAACATGTGAATAAAGCGAGAACAGAATTGAAATCAAGCAGACCGTGTCTTGCGTAAACATGTCGAATACTTTGACGATAAAACTACCGTGTTTCTTTTGAAGAAGCAAAGCAGTGTATATCTCGCTAAGGAATAAGCGAGTGAAATTCTCTTCTTGTTTGTTGAAATCGACACTAAAGTCGAATCCACCGTCCGCAGTTACGAGGTCAACAGAGTGATACCCAACCTTGTCAACGAATTGATTAATGCAACGTAATTGGTAAAGGTCGCCTACATTAGAAGTCTTCTTATTAAGGTGTATATTATGCTTGATACAATCTTCTTTTCCAATTTTCCAAAACGGAACTCTGTTTTCCGAATTATTGGATTGAACCAGTAAAGTTATTCCGAATATTTTAGATAATTGTAAGTCATACTTTGTTTTATAATCGACCAGACATTCGATAAATCCACCAGGACCTTCAGCTATGTGACACGACGTGTACCGATTGTTAGAATTGCAGAATATATATGAATGGAAATCGCGTAAAATTTCCCAGAGTTTGAAGTATGCCCTGCTGATTGTTTTCTTGATACTCAGTCGAAAGTGTTTCTTCGAGGAGCTGTAGACAAACTCGAATTCATTGACCCGTCGTTTTGCTTCATCCCAATTATTGCTACTTTCGATAAGAGTCTTTTGGTCCAGCATCTTTTGTTTGACAGTTGCCATCGTGTCAAAGATGTGTGTATTTTCCTTTGTTGAGAATTTTCGGTCTTCATCGACAATTATCTTAAACGTATAGTTATTCATACAGTATAATCTACACTTCTTTTTAAGTATTTTTATTAAATGCCTTATTCGAAGTAATCCTCTTCGTCAAGGATTTCTGTTGACTCCTCATTCACTTCATCGCATGGCACCATCGGGTCGTCGCAATTTTCTTTATCTTCTTCCCACTCTCGTTGGAAAAAATCGACATGATCACCGATTAATGATCTTGTTTGTGAAATTTCTGACTTCACGAGTTCATCTATGTCTTTCGCAATCTCAATCACATTTTTCTTGCGATCATCCGAGATCCGTTTCTGAAAACCTTTCATTCTGTTCACTTTTTGCTTGAATCTCTTTTCAAGATTACCATTCCTTCCCGTTTGCGCAACCACGCGTGTGTTGATCATTGCAAATGCCATCATTTTAAATCTAGAAACATTTTATTTTTATATAATTTGCCATTGCCGCGTCAAAGATTCAATTTGTGGACTATCGTATTCACCCTCTTGAACAACTCCCTCTTTTCATGATTCTCATTTGATCTTATGTGTTGCATAACCTCCTCGTACGTAAACCACGCCACATTCCTCACTTCTTTGGCTTGCTGGACATTCGTCGAATCAAATTTGACGGCTGATGCGTCACCGACATACTGAGCCAAGTAGTACACATTTCTATATCGCACCCCGTTTGACCCATTGAATATCTCTTCAAATTGTTTGTTACTGTCATGCAATACAATTTTATCGTGAAAACCCGCCTCCTCTTCAAACTCACGCAAGGCACACTTCAAATCCGATTCATACAACCTTCTCCTCCCCTTTGGAGCCTCCCATATCTGTTCGCTCGCATGATTGGTATTCGCTGCCAATATGTTCAAATTCACAAACTGAACTTCCCCATCTATTCTTTTTATGTACACACCATGCCTCAACTTATTGAATTTGACTTGCGATTTATTAAACTCTTTTTGAAATTTCTGATTCTGATCATTCGAATGATTCCATAATCCTCGCCATAAATCTGTAAACGTCATAGTCGTTATCGATTCTTTCTCATTTAAAGTCATCTTTGAAAATAGCCTTTGAATATACACATAATTATTCAATTCGTATTTCCCTCTCAAAAACTCCGTATAAGATATACTGTCTTTCTTCTGAACAAGGATATACTTGATCTCGCCATCTATACGTTTAAAACAAATTAACCCGTAACTACTAACGGGAAAATTGCACACTTTACTGGTGTGCCCGTACACGCCGCAATTTAGGCAACTCACATTATTGCTCTGACAGCGCATGTTAAACATCTAATCATTATACTATATCACCTTTCCTTTAAATAATTTTTGACCACGTTAAGCATCGTTCAACGCGAGTCGAATCCAGCATCACGAGATGGTTGAACGCAAACCCCCCGCGATATACCTCACTGGCTGACGAAGGCGACGGGTGGCACGGAGAACAACGGGTTAAGGTAGAAGATCCGGGCCAAACCCTTCGCGTAAACATCATCCAGCTCCCCCCTTTCTCGAGAAAAAGTACTCTAAACCCTAAACCTCAAGCTCTCGTGACCATTTGCCACCGTCACCATTTGGTCACGATTTTCTACTTACGCAAAATATCCACAAAATATCACTGCATTTTTCAATATCCGCTGACTAATAACAAGCCGGCCGGTATTTGGAAAACAAACGAATCAAGAATGGTGGTCTAAACTGAGCGATTCGTCGTCGAACATGACTGTCCGCATCTCTATTTGTCGATTTGTCGATTTGTCGATTTGTCATAACGCTATTTTGTCGATTTTTCGATTTGTCATGACTGTCCGCAACTCTATCTGTCCGCATCTCTATTTGTAGATTTGTCACGTTGTTCAAACCCTATTTGTCGTCTGGCGTCGTTCAAGGGGTGTTCTACAATTCTATTTAGGCACACGCTCACAACGCCGAGCCGCGCACACCACGCCGAGCCGCGCACACCACGCCGAGCCGCGCACACCGCGCCGAGCCGCGCACACCGCGCCGAGCCGCTCCATGGCCAGTCCCGCGACTGGCAGCACGATGATAGCGGCCCTCGCGCGCGTCGGAAATTCCACACCCGGTGTTCGAAAGAGAAAGTCACACGATGGGGGCGCGAAGAAACCCCATCCCAAGGCGGGGAAGTCAAGACACCCTGCGAAGACTCCGAAGATGCACTACGCATTTGTAAACGAAGAGCACCGCGACAGCGAAGATTACGACGAAGACGAAGAACACGACGAAGACGATAGCGAAGATCGCGACGAAGACGAAGAGGACGACGAAGACGCCCCCCGTGACACACACCTGAAACACCGTAAGGGACCTGTCGGTCAAGAAACCGTTCATTCAAAATCCCGTGTCATGAAAAAAAATATCAATTCCCAAGATTCTGAGGAATCTGACGCTGTTGAAACTCTGACACATTTAGGCGACAAACCTGGCGACAAACCTGGCGACAAATCCGCCGACAACAAAAGTCCTCATATTGGCAAAGGCGTATTAAAGGTCCCTTGTCACATATGTGCAGGCCCAATCGCGGTTAAAGTGTCAGGCGATCTACGACTGCGAAATAAAGAATCAGACGACGGGTGTAAAATATGCCAAAAATGTTACAACGAGTTGATCGAAAACAATAAGGCCAAAGCACTGGCCCTCAAGAAAGTTGCTGAAATGCGTGTTGAAAAGGAACTCTCATTCCCTTGGAATATCGGCTTCGGTCAATACACTTGCACAGAAGTGTTTTCTGGAATTGAAAAGGGAAATTATGCTTATACACATGGTGATTCTTTTCAAATTTCGTATAACTATTCAAAACACGATCTTTCAAAGCATATTTCGATACTTATCAGCATTGCTAATGTAAATGAAAGGACGGTTAATCTTAAAGCACGTGCCCCGGCTAGAGAATTCTGGGCGATGAGGGAATTTTTGGGACACGATCCGTATCCTGGAGCATGTTATATCTCGAATCCCGGACTTAACATATACGAATGGGAGTGGACGAACATACCCAACGTCGTCATCTACCACTCCCAGTTGGTTTCAAGATTTCAAGCACTCACTGGGACTATTGAACGTTGTCCGATGATGTTTCTTAATTCTTCAAAAGAAGGTGTTCCGATTTTTACCACAAGTGAGGATAAAAACCCTGTGTTATATCCCTTCAAAAATTACTTTGACTTTGATATCAATTTCGCTGAAAAGGTGTCATTTGAGTTGTTGGGAACTGGTGAGAAAGATGAATACACGCGTGTGATTTTCGATAAAAAATGTCTTCTTCAGCCAGGTAATCCGTATGGAATCAATGTTGTTGCCGATGACAGATCGACCAATACCATTTACATGACGATGAAATACGTTTCATTTAAAGAGTATGATGGTGAAATTTTGACCGTATTGCATAGACTTATTGCCAGAGCAAACTATTCAGTTATAGGACAATTCCCATTTTTCATAGACGAGATCAGAACACTTTCATTCAGCAGTTGCGGATTTGGCTTGGAAACCGATAATTTCAAAGTTAAAGCACATATGGAACCGATCTTGTCGAAGATTCCGGGTATTTTAACGGCAGCAAAAGGATGAGCAAAACAAATAGCGATTGGAATATTCCTCATTACGAGTATATAAGGCGTCGGCATGTTCGGCCCCGAAGGCGAAGGCGAACGCGCTCAATAAGGAGAAGCGGGAGGGAGCGGCGGAGGTATATATAATAATGTAGGAAAGTAAAGGTAGGAAAGTAGGGGTAGGAAAGTAAAGGTAGGTAGGAAAGTAGGAAAAAATATTTAAGAGGAAGATGTCTATATAAGTTCAGAAGATGTACAGAAATGAGATCGTAAAAAATGATATCAATACAAAGTCGGATGATTGCATTTTCCAGACTTTCGATTGGTACCATTGTGACATTGAACGTCAATCAACCTCCTCTATTTCACTAGAAGAAGATCCCGAAGAAACCGACAAAAACGACGACGACGCAAACATTCCCGAGTATTGCGTTAAAACGTTCGGTGTAGATGCAAATGGAAGATCTGTCGCCTTGACCATATTTGATTATAAACCTTCCTTCTTCGTTCACTTGCAGGGCATCGACGTCTCAAATTTAAAAACTTTCAAATTGCTCAGATCCAGAATAATTGACGAACTTTCCGTACCGCATAAATGTCAGATTCTTGACGTTTCAATTGTCGAAAAGATTAACCTTTATGGGTTTTCCAACTTTGAACAATTGTCCTTATTAAAATTGACATTTCCAAATATTAGGTCATTCAAGTATGCTTCGTACAACTTTAAAACTGTCCGTTTTAAATCCAGGGAACACACTGTGCAACAATTCGAATCTAACCTCGAACCCCACCTTCGAATGTTACATATCCTAAATGTTCAACCAAGTGGATGGATCAAAGTACCCGCTACTAAATACCGCTTCAATGACGAACATTTACTGTCTAATACAACCCTCGATCTTGAAACTTCGTGGGATTGCATACTTCCACACACTTCTAACACCATCGCGCCAATGGTTATAGCTTCCTATGATATTGAATGTACATCGAGTCATGGAGATTTCCCTCAAGCAATAAAATCATATAATAAAACAGCAAGAGAATTGAACGAATACTATAAATCTTTGACCCAGAGCAAAAAGGTGTTTCACACCAAGAAGGAAGTTAAAGAAAAAATACAATACCAATTACTTTCCTTGTTTGACATTGAAAACGACATAAACTTCGATGATGAAAAAAAAATTCTCACATACGTCATACCTAAGAATTTAAAGTTTGACAAGCAAAGTATCAAGTTCGCAGTCGAAAACCATACCTATGATCTCATTCACCTTATGAAAGACAAACCAAAATCTGAAAGGCTCATCTCCGAATTTATACTTCGTGATTTAAAAATTGATGATCCAAAAACTTGCATTGATAAATTGAAGAAAATTCATGAAAAACTAAGCAAATTCGGTGTCAATCAAACTAAGATACGTCAAGCTATCACTGGCGAACTGATGAAATTTAATCAAAAATTCGATCAGTATAAGTTCCAATTGAAAGTCAGTAATAACATCGAATGCATTATGGGACTCTTTGACAAATCCACCCTTTTTGACAAAATTTCTGAAAAATTTGTGAAAATGGGATTCCCTGCGCTCGAGGGTGATCCAATTATTCAAATCGGCACAACATTTCATATATATGGACAAACAGAATGTTTTTTTAAGAACATCATCACATTGGACTCTGTTGAAGATATTGAAGACGCGGATGAGATTATCGAATGCAGGAAAGAACGGGACGTTATTCTACAATGGAGAGATTTGATTCATCGAATGGATCCTGACATTATAACAGGCTATAACATATTTGGCTTCGATAATGGCTATATTTACGATAGGGCAAGAGAGCTTAAAATTATCACTAAAATTCAGAACATGGGCCGCCTTTGTGATTTCAAATTCGACAAGTGGAACCCCTCTTTCATTGTAAAAGAGCTTCAATCCTCAGCTCTCGGCCAAAACATCCTTAAATACTTTAACATGCATGGAAGAGTTCAAATTGATCTTATGAAATTAGTGCAGAAGGATCACAAGCTTGACTCCTACAAGCTTGACACAGTCGCTTCTACATTTATCACCGGTAAAGTCACCAAAGTTATCGATCACTCAAACATTGTTATTGACAATACCCATGCCGTACATGTTGGGCACTTTCTCAAAATCGGTGCTAACAAATTCAAAATTACAAATTTGATTCATGAAACAAATCAAATCTCAATTGATAATGACGATCACATTGATATAGAGCCAAAAGATAAATGGGGCTTGATCAAAGATGATGTGTCACCCAATGAAATTTTCAAGTGTCAACAAGGCTCACCCGCTGACAGAGCTAAGATCGCTAAATACTGCATTCAAGATTGTGCTCTCTGCAACTTTCTTATGATGAAGCTCGAAGTTGTCGCTAACAACATTGGAATGAGTAACGTGTGTCTCGTTCCTCTGTCGTATATCTTCCTTAGAGGTCAAGGAATCAAGATTTTCAGTCTGGTTGCAAAACAATGCCTAGACGACGGGTTTGCAATCCCAGTCATAAGGAAGGCAGACGAAGATTCAGACGAAAGCTACGAGGGCGCCATAGTTCTCACACCAACACCCGGGATCTATACCGAACCTATAGCTGTGCTCGACTTCGCCTCCCTTTATCCGTCCTCTATGATATCTGAAAATATCTCACACGATTCCATTGTCACTGACGAAAAATACAACAATCTACCTGGAATCGATTATGTTGATATTAAATATGATGTAAACGGAGAAGAAGTCAGCGTCAGATTCGCTCAATTTGAAAAGCTAGGCGTCATGCCCAGAATTCTGAAAAAACTTTTGAAGCAACGTAAAACAACTAGGAAAAAGATTGGATACAAGAAAGTGACAACAATCGATAACCGGTCATTATCTGGTATCGTAGCTGACAAGGGCACTTGTGTCGAACTAACCGACTTAGATACAAACAATGTGACAACCATTGAACGTGATCAAATTTCTTCTACTCAAGACTCATTCAACGAATTTGAGAAAGCTGTCCTCGACGGTCTACAGCTAGCATATAAAATCACCGCAAATAGCTTGTACGGACAAGTAGGAGCACGCACTTCTCCAATCTGTTACAAAGAACTTGCAGCTAGCACCACCGCAACAGGTCGCAATCTCGTGTTGAAACTTAAAGACTTCGCAGAAGACAATTACGATTGCAAAGTCGTCTACGGAGATTCGGTTATGCCTTACACACCCATCCTACTAAAAAAACACCAGCAAGTCTTCGTTAAAGAAATCCAAGATGTTCAATCAGAGTGCAATGGCTGGGGAAGTTATGACGGATTCCTCAAAACCGGTTCTTATAAACAAAAATTGGATGTAGATGATGATGACATATACACATGGACCCACAATGGCTGGCAAAAAGTCATTCGAATTATTCGCCATAAAACAAAAAAACGCATATACAGGATCACAACTGGCACCAGCATCGTTGACGTGACCGAAGATCATTCGCTGTTATCAAGCATACTAGAACCAATAAAGCCAGAATCTTTGACACTTGGAACTGAATTGAAACACTCGCCACAAGATACGCACGATCTGATCTTTGAAACCGAGTTTGTCAAGCATGCCTTCGTATTTGACGTTTACCAACGACAAATCGAATGCGAAAACCAATATAAAGCCCAAGTTGCTTTCATCTATTCCGCATTCCTCGGCTTGCACTGTTTCAAAATCGAAGAAATTGGTGGTAAATTTATCCTACACCTTTCCCGCAAGCAAAATAACGATTCTTCCAAAGAGCCAAACCAAAGAGCAGCTTTCACTGAACTACAGCAGCTCCGTTCAATCTCCATGCCAGAAAAAAATACTTTCTCTCACGATGCCTTGTCTCAGTTACGTGACGCTTCAAGTATCAACCAAGTTAAAAAAATCGAATTATTACATCAATGCTATGATGATTTTGTCTATGACATTGAAACAAAGGTCGGTACCTTCCAAGCTGGAATCGGAAACATGATTGTTAAAAATACTGACTCGATATTTATCAAATATAACTCTTTGAAAGATGAAAACGGT